TCTCGAATGAGGAATAGTCGTTTACAATGTATGTCGTGTGTGACTGCTTTAACTTTGCCAGCATTTCATGTGCTGCTTTAGAATCCAGCGTACCCTCTCCGGTAAAATATGCCTTGAAGATGTTCGGGTGCGTTGGCTGGAAATTATAAATACCTGAATCGTGGCAGTCGGCAACAAATACATCAAAGCCGGTTGCATTTTTCAGGTATGTTTCCATTCGATACGGTGTCATAGGGGCTTTATAATCTCGCTTCTGGTATATGAGTTGTCGCCGCTCCTCGTATGAGAGGTTCGTTCTTACCGGAAGCCCCCACTTGATTTCGTGGTACATAAGCCCCCATGTGGCAGTTTCAGGAAACATCTGGTATTGAAGTTCCTCTGCCAGCTTTCTTGCGTCGTCGTATTCAAGTCCCATGACCTGATACAACCATTTTCCAACATAGGAATTGTCGTAGAACCCCGGCGTTACATAGCTCAACATTCTTTTGGCACTTTCACTCGTAGGAAACTGTTCTAAATCGAATTTTTCTCCGTCCATAACTGCCTCCTATTCTGTGAATACCATATCGCCTGTTTCTGGGTATTCTTCCTGTGCAAGTTTAATATTTGTGGTGCCGCCATTCATTGTGAATGTGGCAAAATCCTTTACTCCGCTTATCTCGGACAGCAAAGGTCGAACATCATTGTATCTAAGTAAGCTGTCATTCTTTGCTTTGTCATAGACCAATGCGACAGCCGCCTTGAAGTCTTTCTTTACCTGTTCTAAGTCCGTAGTGCCGTCAAGCGACAATCCGGTACATTCGTAGGTAATCTTTACCGTCGTAGCCGCTACGCAGCTTAATTTCGCACACGCAGTAGGTAATAGCCTTGCTGCTCTGTCGTCTGGAGATACAATGTAGTTGTAAACATCTTTTATCAGCGTTTCATTTGCTGGTTGACCGTTTCTGTCTACCAGAACCAGTTTTACCGTTCCCGGACCGTCAGCGGCAGATACCACAATACAATCTCCGGCACCGGCTTCTTTTGCCCAGCGTACATAATCGCTGTCATTTCCAAGATAGGTCATGCTGTTTGCGTATTCGGCGGCTATTCTGTCGTAGTAGTCGTCGTTGCTCTCTGTTTCTGTGCCGCCTGTGACCGCCTCGTCATTGATAACCTCTGATACGGCTTTATCAGGTTTTGCCATGATACAGATTGTTTTTGCAGCAACATTTGACTGTGTACCGGATTCTACTGCGGTAACGGCTACCGTAACCGTTCCCTCCTCGCTTATCGTACAATCTTCATCAGTTGCAAATTCAAGCGACGGAGAACTGTCTGTTGCCGGTGTGCAAAATACCGTACCGGCTAAAATCTCCGCTCCTGCTGTTCCGGTTATTCTGATATGCCCGGAGGCGTGCTGTGCTTCCTGTCTCGGAAGGTGTACCTGCTGACCATGCAAATCCAGCCAGTCGTCCCATGCGTACTGTGGAAACGCAATCATCAAAGCTCTTGCCATGTGGTAATTGATGAACTCTGATTTTTCGATAGCCGCTGGCATAGTAAAATCATAAGGGAACCCTCCCGGCATATCGTCTATGTCGTCCGGAAGATTCGCCATCATTCTTTCGTGTATCTCTGTCTCTGTGCTGCCCTGCATAAAATCAGGCTGTATAAATTCAGGTTGTGCCATGTCTACCACCTCCTCAAATGCTTATCCTGAATAATTTATCCCACTCAACGCCCTTTACCAAAAAGGTACAGTGCATTTCGTCGGCGTTCCATGTGAAACTGAAATCTGTGACATATTCTGTTCGTGGATTGACTTTCAGAGCTTCTGTGAGTGTCCTTTCAACCATTGATTCAACCACTTTCTGATTGTCGGCAGCTAAAGCCTCCTCCAGTTCTGTCCCTATGTCATTTGTATAGGCAAGGCAGGAATACCGCTCCGTCTGTGCAATCTTGAAGCACCAAATCATAAAGCCCTCCTCGCCTGAACATTCCACCATTCTGTACGCTCCGTCCCTGACAAAATCGCCCTTTTCAGCGTTCCATTTTGCAGTCCGCTTGTACTTGATGTCGTATTCTGAACTTTCTTCTATGAAATCAGGAACTTCCACGATTTGTAGTGATGTATTCGCCATGCCTGCCTCCTTTCTGTGAGCTTACGATAACATCAATAATGACCGCCTCGTTCTGAACCCACGCCACAAGCACCCTGTCTCCGGCTTTTACTACTGGCGGTGCTACCGTATGGCTGTGGCTTCCGGTATTTACCTTTGGTGTCTGATTCTCATGTCCTGAATGACCGCCGCTGGATATGGTAAAGCTCAATCCTCCAACATGGCGGCATATTGAATACTCGCCCTTTGGGATTGATACCGGAAATGTATTTGTTGTCAGGCTACCATTCGCCTGTATTTCTCCGAAATCTAAAGCAAGAGGGGTTTCCCCCTCTCGTTTCATTCTGTCGCATAAGACATTCGCCAGCTTATTTGTACCGGCGTTCTCGTCGAATGACTGTGTATCTGCCATTTCCTACGCCTCCTTAATCAAAAGTGCCGTCGTCAACCCAGCCATATACATTGCTGGAGCTGTCGGCATGTATCAGGTGCCATGGGTGGGCTTTTCCTGAACCATTTGCAATCGTTATCTTTGCTTTACCGGCTCTTGCGTTGTAACCCTTTGAGCCTGAATAACTGCTGACATAATGAGTGCCACCATGAAAATTGACAATATCTCCGACTTTATATTCTTTCTTCGATTCTGTCTGATTCTCTTTGACAGTTTCCGTCTTTGCAAGCTCCAGCTCCATTGTCATACTGGAAGTTTCGCAGTCGTGCCGGATTCCATTCACATAATAATAATTGTCTGAAACTCCAGCCATGACATAGACCAAATCCCCTTTCCTGATATACGGCACATCTGGAGCCGATAATGTGATTTGCTCGTCTGGAGAACCTTTGTCGTCAAGAATCTCCTGTGCGGCTGTCTTTGCGTCATCTAAGGATTCATCAGAACCTCTGGTGTAAATCCTCTGCCTGATACCATATTTCGTAAGACCGTTCAATGTGGCTTCTACGCTTGACTGCCCCTCGTCATCAGCTTTACCTATAACTCGTACTCTGGTTACAAGCTCCGCTGTACTGATTGAGTGGCTGACCGATTTTGTGTTATCCGTCTTGAATACATAAACATCTGTGTTGCTTCCACGCTCCACCACATCTGTATATCCTTTCGTTGACCGTATGATATAGGTACCGGCTCCCTTTTTCTTTGCGTCGTCCAGAACATCAAGAATGATGTCCGAACCGTAGGAACTGTTGTATTTGAGCTTTCCATGTGACACATTCGGTCCTGAATATCCGTTTGTCGGAATCTCGTAATCATCAAACAAGCCTGTTATAATCGACTGTGTTCCGGTTCCTGATGAATAAAACCTGTTATCCTGTGACTTCTGTAAATCATAGAGCTTGTCATAATTCGTACATTTCAGGTCGTCGCTGCTATTCTGCAATGTCGGATTCCATTCGGCTACATATCCTCTGGCTACTTCGTCGTCGTGTACGCCGTCGGTCGCAAATATGCCAACAAGACACCCCGGCTTTATCAGTGATGATAATTTGCCAACGGATGTCTTGTCGTTTCGGACTGTGAATGAGCTTCTGACAGCAATTTCATTTTTGTTTTCTTCCCACCCCAGCCCATGAATGTACTCTTTGATATTGTACTGGTTGCCGCTTTCATCAATAACGGCGGCTCGGTAGGAAATCTTTGATAAATCTATCATACAATCCCTCCCTTATGCCGCCGGTATCGTGATTGTCGTTCCCGGATAAATCCAGTGTCCATGGTCGGAACCGCTCTTGCGGTGTTTCTTCGCCGCCTCCTCGATAATTGAGGAATTAGCGTCATATATCTGCGTCCACTTCGTACCGCTTCCCAGTTTCTTTGAAGCGATTCCCCAGAGCGTGTCGCCACTCACAATCGTGTAGCTGCTTCCTGAACTCTGGCTGTTATCGTTTCGTGGTGCCGTCTTTTTCACAAATGCAGCAATTTTCAGCTCATTTGTGGTGTAAATCTTCAAATCCTTTGCCTGTGCAAACGATATGGAGTATTTCACATTGCCGTATGCACCGTAAATCTCCGGCTGGAATGAAGAAATTGTGACATCAAGGTTAATCCATGAATCTGTCACAATCAGGTTGAGCCTCGTGCCGTTTTCCTGCCATTCTCTAAGCTGTGCCACACAAGCGTTAGGTAGCTGATAATAGGCTTTATTTACGACACTCTCATTTCTCTTGGAGTATCCGAAAAATTCTCCACTCCATTTAATTTCTGAAACATCAGTACCCTTTGGCACCTTTACGGTGCCTTTGGATATGATGTCGAATGACTGATATTTCGCCCCCAGCGTTCCGCTTATGCTTTCAGGATTCGCTGGGAATGTAAAGGTCTTTCCTGTGCTTACATCTCTAAGCCTTATGATAATTTCCTGTGCCATGCCCTACGCCTCCTTTGCTGTTGGCATATTTGAAAATACTTTTTCCAGACGGTCTGCAATCTCGCCTCCCAGCTCGTCTGCCATAGCTTTCATGTTCTTTCTGATGATTGCCATGATGTCATCTTCTGACTTGCCGCCTGAACCCTCAATTACAAATTGAGGCGATACCGATACATTGACCGGTACTGAAATACTGTTACCTCCGCTCTGCTCTGGCTGTACGCTAACTGGTTCATATACAGTAGGATTGTCCTCTGTATTATCCCCTGTCGCTTCGTAATTGCCGATAGGAGCGTTTTTAATCGCTTCACTGAACAAATTATAGTCTGTGAGCTTTGAGCCTGAATTTGAGCCAGCCACATAACCGCCCTCTGCGTGTTCCTGAACGCCTAAAGCTGCACCGGCTTTCTGGTATAAATCAAGTGCGTCTGCCCTGCGGCTCGGATTTGTAGGAATGATGAACTCTCCCCAGCCCTCCTCTGCCAGTGGACCACCTGATACATAACCTCCGGCGGCATTTTTCTTTGGCGTGATGTTGAATGATGAACTTGGGAACATATAGCTTGGCATTGTCGGATTAGACACCGAATAATCAAAAGTTACCGTAAGAGGCATTGTCACATTATAGCCAGCTCCAAACTTTGTAGAAGCTGATGTTTCAACATTGCCTTTGACTATATCAAGTGCCGCATTTACCTTATCCATGTCCGCACCCTCAATAGCTGTCGCTACGCCGTCACTTAATGAGGTTTTGAGTGCTTCCATGTCTGCTTTTGACAAATCAAGTGTTGAAAGCTGGTCGTAAATTGCCTGTGAATATGGACCGATAAAATCAATATTCGATACATCAGGCATATACTGTTCCATAAAGGAATTAAGCGTGTCTTCACTGTTTGCTTGCTCCAGTGCATTGTGTAGCGCTTCGGAGTATGAAGTTTTCACGCTTTCAAAGTATTCGCCGTAATAATCTGACATTTTCTTTTTCATGTCCTCGGAGTTAAGACCGATTGATTCTCCGTCTGTCGGTCCTGTAATACTCTCCATTAACTCGCTCCAGTCCTCGTTCGTCAATGAATCCCAGTCGATAGCCTCTTTGATTTCTTCGGCTGTTGGTATGGAATCCTTGTAGTTCTGTATAATTTCATCCTTAACGCCCTGCGGTGCCTGTTCTGCTGTTGCCTTTAACTCTGCATAGATATTTTCAAATGCTGATGTGTCTATGCCGTCAAGGTCGAACCATTTCATAACATCTTCCTGCGTCCACGCTGAAACATCTGGTTTTTCAAGCAATGCAGCATTCATGGCTGTTTGCAACTTTTCAGAAAGAGAACCCTCTAAATCTGGCAGGATTCCGTTAAGCTGTGTGTCCCACGCTTCCGCTATGGTATCGAGATTGAAGCTCTGCACTCTGACATTCATTTCATTCATTTGTGCAGTGTAGTTCTGTGTTGCTTCCTGAACCGCAGCGTCGTAATCTTCCTGACTGATTGCACCGTCTGAAAGCTGGAGTTTCAGGTTCGTTAATGTAATCTCCAATGCGGAATCATAATTTTCAGTCCAGCTCTGAACCTGTGCTTTTAATTCCTCTTGCATTTGAGTAAACGAATCGTAAGTTAGCCCTGAACCGCTACCGTACTTGATTTTCAGAACATCAAGGCTTGCTTCCTCCTGTGCAGATGATAACTTGCTTGTGATGTCCTGTATCTGCTGTTGCAGGTTCAGGATTTCGTCCTGTTCGTCAAGCTGAA